TTAGGCGTCAGGAAGCTTGTTCAGCATACCGGCAGCCTCGAAAGCGTTGTAGATAATCTGCGCGACGGCCTCGCGGGTGATGGGCTGCTGCCATCCAAAATTACCGTTTCCGTCTCCAGCAAAGATGCCCTTCCGCTTGCAGTAGTCCGTGGCCTCTTTGGCCCAGTCAGACGCGCTGTCTCCTGTGTCGGCGCAGGAGGTTAGCTGTGCGCGCGCTTCCTTAATGTCCATATCAAAATCATCCTTTCCGGTTGCTTTTGTCGAATAGGCAGGCTTGCCATATCCGCGAATATACTTCCCATTCATGGAGAGCTTGCGTTCCTTTACGGAATTCGAGTAGTTGCCCTCAATGACGGTGATTGTGGACCCGCTGACGGCAGCCACGATACCAACGTGGTCCGCCGCTCCGGTGTCGTTGCCGGAGCCGCTGTCCTCCCAGTCGTAGAAGATAACGTCTCCGACTTCGGGGATGACGGCCTCGTTTTCCTCCCATTTGCTGGCGGAGTGCTTTTTGTAGAGGCTTATCATGGGTTCGCATCCGCACTCCGTCAGCATGATGTCCGTTAGCCCCGCTTTAATGGCGACGGCAGAAACGAAGGTCGCGCACCAGGCGTCACTGTATTTGACCGCGTACCCACGCGCCAGAGGCTTATGTGAATTGTAAAGGTCGATGATTTGGCGGTGGCTTCCGTCGCTTTCCTTGCAGCCGAGCCATCCGCGCGCCGTGTCAACGACGAGCTGCCTAATTTGCTGTTCCGTCATTTGTGGTAGCCTCCTGACTGTTTCCAGAAGTACGCTCCGCTCCGTAAAGACTGGTATGCAGGCGCAGGACGGCGGCTTCCACAGCGTTGTCAACGTCCTCCGTGTTCACCGTGTAGCCTTTGGCCTTAAGAAAATCAAGAACGTACTGTTTCTTTTTTTGCGCGTCTGTGCTATTGTAAAGTTGTTCAGCCGCCGCCACGCCGATGTCTACCCACGCGAGGAGCTGGTCCGTGTTCTGCGCGCCAACCTTGTTCTTAATCCAGGGGACCAAAAACACGGTGATGAGCGCGGCCAGAAGGGCAATTACGGCATTGATAATAGGTGTGATGTTCATTCTACTGCCTCCTAACAGTCTTGTTTTTGTTTCTTTTCCGGTTTATCGCTGGTCCCGAATACCTTGCTGTCGTTGTGCTCGAAAATGTTCTCCAGGACCTTGAGAGCATTGACGCCAAGAATGGTGATGATAGCCTGCTCCGACAGGTCCACAACGGGGTAGGGCTGTCCAAGACGCACAGTAGCGTAAAGGGCAATGAGATACGAAACGGACACCCATCCAAGAGCGGCTATCTGCGTGGTAACGAACAGGATTCTGGTCAATGACTTCATCATTTCCGCCCCTCCAGCCCGTCAATACGGTGGTGTGCTTGCTTTGCAGATGCCTCCACGGCAGTAAGACGGGCAACAAACTCGGTGTTGGTTTTGCGTTGCTCCTTCTGCTCCGCTTTGATTTCGTCGGTGTTGGCCTTTATGTAGCCAAGCTCCGTGAGCATAGTCCCGTTCTGCTTGCCCTCCTCGGCCTCGTCCTTGCTTTTATTTCTGGAAAAGCTCAAAACACCGATGACGGCACCCAGAACGGTGCAAATAATTCCGATGATGATGTTCCACTCCATAGCTTTATCACCCGCCTTTCCTTCCGAGCATAGCAAAGAGCCGGATGGATTGCGCCAGGGATGCAGAAAATTTTGGCACTATATAGGGAGGTCGGCTGCAATGAAATTAAAAGATGTGTTGCTTATAATTGCCTGGATACTTTTTCTTCCGGTTATGCTTCTCATAAATAACATTTTGACATTAACGGATGAAGAGCGGTCTTTGGCTCCGTTCAGCTTTACATTACACGCAAAGAGCAGGGCTGTTCTAATTTCACTGGTCATATACGCATTTATTTACTACTGGATATTTACAGCAATCTTCAAATGAGGAAAAGAGGGCCGGGCAATTTAGCCCGGCCCTTTCGTTTATTTGAACGGGTTGCTGCTCTCTTTCCATCCCTTGTTCGTGGATTGCCAGAGGTAAGCCTTTGCCTCGGAGGACAGGCCGGAGAGCATTTCGATTGCAGCCTCCGCCTCCTCCTGGCTGGTATTGCTGTTGCCGTCCTCGCTGACGACATCCTGAGCAAGCCGATAAAGCAGGTAGTCGGTATCACTGATGCCATAGGCGGAGCCGCTGTCAATTTTCTCCTGAAGCTTTTCTCCGGCGGCGTTCCCAACGGTGATGTCGTAAAGGTCTCCCTCCAGAGCCTCCCGCTGTTCCGCGCTTGCGGAAGTCCAGACCGTCGTTCCGGAGATTTTCCCTTGCAATTCGGAGTAAGACTTCTCCTGCGTAGGCGTGAGATACCGCGTTTCAAGGTCCTTGACGCTTTCAGCGCCCTGGTCCCGCTTCATCCGGCTTTCCATAGCCGTGCGGATTTTATCTTCCTCGACGCCGTGCTTCACCATATCGGCATAGATGATTTCGTACGCTTCCGGGTCGTTGATGCTGGCGTTGTAGAGAATGTCCATGAAGTTTCCACTGTTCCCGGAATAACCCATGTTCAGCAACGCGCTGTCGATTCGGTATTGCATGAGGTAGTTGTCGGTCTCAATGGCCGCCGTAGTGGCCACCGCTTGGACATCCCGCTTTAGGTTTGCAACGGGCAGGCCCAGCATCCGCGCAGCCTCCGCCATCAGATTTGCGGTTGCGCCCGGCAGTGTGTATTTTCCCTCGCCTGTCAAAGCCTTTTTCATATTGGAAGCTGCCGTCCATACCTTTTCGACGGCCTCCATGTCCATCCGTGTGACATCATAGCCCTGGGCAATGGAAAGCAGGTCCTTGAGGTAAGGCAAGTAGGAGAGCGGATTGAAATTCGCCTCAAGATTCCCGGTCCAAAAGCTGTTCCAATAGTCCAGGAAGGTTTCCTCGTCTCCGGAGAATCCGGTATACGCCTGGAGCAGCTTTTCCCAGTAGTCCTTTTCCTTGTCGTCGTCACGCATAGCATCGACGATGGCTTGTGCCAAGGCGTTAACCGTGAAGGAGGTAACGAGCGCGGCGGTGGTCCTTGCAAGGGCCTTTTTGGCACGGCTGCGCGCCTCCTTGCTGTCTGCGTGTCTCACGTCGTAAACTGCGTTCGCAAACATATTGTAGGTCTTTGTCGGTTCTGCCATGAAGGACGTGGACATCTTAGTAAGAGCATCCGGGGAGCGCATGATTTGAGACCGCTGGAGCAGTCCGTCCACCACTTGCGTACGGTCCACGATTTCGGAGAACCGGGCGGCAACGGCCTTGTAGAATTCGTCAGTCCCCGGCTTGAGGCCCGGCCTGGTGTCCTTGGTTTCCGCTTCAACGGCATTCCAGAGGCGCGCCCACGCAAAGCTATCCGCCTTTCCGGCCATTGCCATGCCAGCCTGCCGGACGCGCTCCAGCATGGTATCGGAGTTGAGCAGCACATCCTTCATCTGTCGGCCCGTGTTGATGTCGAAGTATCCCCAGTCTTTCCATCGCGCAATCGGAGCGTACTTCATTACCTTTTCCCAGTCGCCGCGCTTTACCGTGCCTTGCAGAAGGTATTTCGCGTCCAGTGTGTCGAGTGCGCGGAGAATGGCTGTTGGCTGCTGGAGAATAACGCGGATGTTGGCGGCGACGGCGGCGGCCTTGTAGTTTCCCACGATTCCGTCGGTGAGGTTGCCGGTCCCGTTTGGCCGGATGCCCTGGTTGATGTCGTCTACCAGTCTGTTGAGATAGGCATTGCCATTTTTGCCGAACACGCGCTCTATGATGGTTTTTACATCGCCCACGCGGGCACCCTCTCCGTCCCGGAAGGTAAAGTCCCGAATGCGGCGCACGTTCTCCATGGTGGGAAGCCACGCGGCGTAGGTCGCCATGTCGTTGACGTGGGAGGAATATACATCGAAGATGCTATTAACCATGACGGCGTTGTTGGCCTTTGGGGCCACGCTCTTTGTGAAGCCGCGTCCGGCAATGGTAGCGGCCTGGGCCTCCTTTGCGATGTCCTTTTTGGTCTGGTTCTTGTCAACCTGAATGGGGAAGTAGTCCCGCTCGTTGAATTTGCGGTAGCCGTAGACCTCCATGCTGGCCTCGTTGCCCAGCTCCGCCAGCGCGCCGCCCATATACTTTTGCAGGCCGTCGGCCATCTTGATTTGCTCGTCTGTCAAAACGGCGGTGATGGTGGCAAAGCCGTCGATTCCGATATGGACCGGGGCGGAGCGGCGGTTTTCCCGCAGGCTCCGGCGGGTGTTGATAGCGTCCGGGCGAATGCCGCCAACAAGAATATGCTCCTGTGCCTGTTCGCGCTTCATCAGTTCGTACAGAGACATGATTTGCGCGGTGCTCATGGTCAGCTTTTCTCCGCCGATGTCAAACGTGTGCGTCTCCCGCTCCAGTTTGTTGATGTCCGCCTTGCCCACGATTTTCTCAGTAGCCTGCTGGGCGTCGCGCATGATGGAGATGTGGCGGTCTTGGGCGGTCCGGAGCATCCGGAAAAGCTCCTCCCCAGTGTTTCCCATCCTGTGGAAATACGCCTGCGGGGTTAGCATATCCAGGTTCGCAAGCTTGTCCATCTTCCCCAGAATCCCTTTGAAGTTCCCACGGTCCGCCCGCAGGATATTGTCATTCTTGATTCCGTTTGCAAACTGCGAAATTGTTTCAAAGCGGGAAGTCCCCAGCATTGTGTTTGCTGTGCGGATGCTCGCCTCCACGGCCTTGAGCGTCGCCCAGACGGTAGAGAGCTGCTGCGTCCCCATCTCTGCCAGCGGCGTATCCCGCATGGCCTCCAGCTCGTTCAGATTGTCCATCAGGTCGGGGTCGATGATAAGGGTGTAGTCACCGCCGTCTTTTGTGATGTCGGCATAAGCCAGGCGCAGCTTTCGGAATGCCTCGGTCCTCTTGGTCGGCGTTCCAGAGCTGTCCTTCACGCGTTTTCCGGTATCCGGGTCCACGGTAAAGGCGCTCTCCCGGTTAATTGCGTCCAGAACAGCAGCGGTCGCCTGCCGCAGTTTTTCCGGAATGTGTTGCTTGTCGCTGGGACGTAGGAGCTTCTGAGAAAGGGCATTTGCGTGCCGCGCTATTTTGGCCCGCAGTTCCCGCGCGCTCCGGCGCTCACGGCCTGCCGCGTCTTTTTCGCGGTAGCGTGTCTTAAGCTTGTCAATCTGTTCTTCTCGGCGGACGCGCTCTTTTTCGATGGCGTTTTGAACGCGCTGCTGGTTCTGCTTCCGAAGCTCCTCCATGCGGGCATCCTTTTGCTCCCGCACCTGCTGGACCTGTTGCCTGCCTTTTGCCTTGGCCTCGTCCAGCTTCCGGGCCTGCCGGTCAGCGAAGGTCTCCCTCGTCTGCGGAAGCTCGAAGAATTTCTCCATGATTTCATTTGCCGCGCCGGTGGTGGCCTGGTCCATGAAGCGGGAGAACGGATTGTATTCCGTTACGTCGTAGATACTGTCCAGGACATCGGCAATATGGAGGAGCTGGTCCGCAGGGTGGCTTTCCCGCTGTTCATCGAAAAATTCGGGCCACAGGGCGGACATTTCCTGGTACACCTGGTCTACGTTGGTTCTTCCGCCGCCCAGGTTCAGGCGTCCGAAATTGCGCTTGCGGAAGTCGTTATAGTCTGCGATATTGCTGCTGTCGGTCTCGGAAAGCGTCAGCTTTGTGCTGCGAAGGTAGGAGCGCAGGTCGCTGTATTGCCGGTACTGGTCGTCGTCAACGGCCACGGCGTTGTCTACCAGCGTGCGGGCAATCTTCTCCGCGCGGCGGCGTGCATCCGCATAGGTCAGCTCGTCTTTGCCGTCGTATCCGCTGGAAATGTAGTCATACAGGCTTTGCAGGTCCCCGGCGATTTCTGATGTTTCCAGGTCTGCGCCATAGGAGCGGATAAGGTCGCGTGCCGCCTGCGTGACGGCCTTTTTGTCCGTGGTAACGCGCTGGGTCCTTTTGGTCTGCCCCTTCCAGTAATCCACGCGGTCCCGCAGAAGGTCGTTTTCCTCGGAGAGCGCGGCCATTTCCCGCTGAATGTTGCCGGCGCCCTTGAGGGAGTTTCTTCCGTCTTTTGTGACAATGGCGCTGACGCCGCCGAATTTGTTTGTGGGGTTTACCCTGAACCCGTCTCCCAGCGCGTCTTTCAGGTACGCCACAAGCTCTCTGGAGGTAAAGCCCTTTTGGTAGCTCCCAGTGTTGGAGATGAAATACTCCATCAGGTCATCATTGATGGCAACCTTGCTGCTGGCGTTCTTAACGTCGGTTCCGCGCACGTTGATGTAAGCCCTTCCACCGGGGTTGAGGAGCTGCCCCATCTTCACAACGAGTGCATCCCGAAGGTCTTGCGGCATGACGTTCAGAACGGCATTATTGATGATGACGTCGTAGGTCTTGTCAAGCGCAGAATAGTCCATGAACATAGGGCTATATTTCGCGTCAGGGAACGGCTCAATGTCGTCCACGTTAAAGCCGTATTCCTCACGCCCGGCCCGCGTGCCGTACCCAAGGCCGGAGGACGCGTCCAGAATGGTGCCGTCGAAGCCCTCCGCCTGGAGAGCTTCGTAAAGTTTGCGGTAGCTTTTCACCGTCCCGGTAATCTGCGTGGGATTTCTGGTGTCCGCCTCGTCTGCATCCAGCGCAAACAGGGTGGGATGTGCAGCCTTGACTTCATCGAAGGAAGCCCCAGGCTTCCAGTCATCGCTTGTCGGCTGAACGGGTGGGACAGGCTTAAGAGAGTAGCGGATATCCGGGTCGCTGGTGGGAGTTTTGTTATCTACTGCCTTAATCTGCTCTGGGGAGAAAGCGATATACGAATAGCCGTTCCCCTCAAATTGGTTGTCGTAGCGTATGCCGTCATACCCCATACTTTGAAGCAACTCACGCATCGCAATGTCTTTTCGCTGAGACGCCGACTTGCCTTTTGCCGCCCTGTCTATTAACAATATTTCTTCAAGCCGCTCACTTACTTGAGGGTCTTCAAAATAATCGTTATCTAAAAACATATTGGCGAGATGGTTTCCGCCCCAGTCCCCATAGTCTGCTTCAATTTCAAGTGGATTCTGAATGTTGGCATAAAGGCTCATCAGCTTTCCGCTTTTGTGTATCCGTCTTTCTGCTTGTTCTTTTGTGCCCAAGTGATACCCAACGTCGCCAACCGCAAATTTATTAAAATCGGCGGTCGTCCCGTGGTAGAGTACCAGCAGGCGGCCCTGGTCGTCCAAAACCTTGCTGCCCTGAAAATATTCCTCTTGCTCCGGCGTCAGCTTTCGGCCCTCGCTGTCGGTCTTAAGGGAGAACCGCGCGCCCTCCACGGAATTGACCTTTGCAAGCCGGTCAGTGTCGTCTCCGGACTTGTACTCCAGCGTGTTCACGTCCGCAGCAGACAGAGCGCTCCGCAGTTCCTTGCTCGTGTCGTCAGGGACCACGGCGGCCAGAACCTCGTCGAAGCCGACAGCCCGCCTCGGCTTGGCCTCGAAATACTCCGTCGGCAGCTCCGCCGCCGCCTTGAAAACGGTTTGGATGTCCTGCGCGGTCTGGGAGCTGATGGCATATCCCTCTGCGGAGAACGCCCACATGATAGCGTCCACCGTCTTGCGGCCCTTTGCCGCGTCAAGCAGAACGCTCCCGATAATATCGCTTTCCGTATACGGATTGTCCGAATGAGCCTTGTTGGCATCCTTCACCTTGGAAATGATGTCGCTGATTTTCTGGTCCACGACTTTGACGCGCGCCTCGTATTCTTCACCCTCTATGGCCCCAAGCCTGCCGCTATCCGCCTTGATTTCCTTGACACTCTTGTAGCTCGGCGTCGCTGTGGCCTGGAGGGATTTTGCGCTTACGCCCCAGACCGCCTCGCCGCGCTCGGACTGCTGAGAGGTCATAGCTTTAACGATGTTCTCCAGAGTGTACGCATTATGCAGGGCAGAGAATCCCTTCCGATTTCCGGACGGAGTAAACGGGTCTTTTCCATTGTAGATTCCAGGCTCGCCAAGCAGCCCGTCAAGCTGTGGGCGCACCCAGTCCCGCACAGCGTCATCCGGGGCGGCCTCCCGCAGCGCGTCCATTGTGGCATAGCGGTCAACTTCCTGCTCCGCAGAGGGCATCCCGTCCTCGTGAAGCCACTGTGCGTTGCGTACAAATTCCTCCATCCGCGCCGCCGTCAACTTACCCAGTCGAAGCTCAATTCTCCGTTTCCTCTGTTCCGGTGTAGAGGAAAAACCCCCAGGGCGTTGCTCAAGCGCTCCGCGAATGGCGGAGCGCACTGCATCCACGTCCGCGTCAGTCAAGCCCTCTCCGGTCTCAACGCGCACAGCCATGGCGGAAAGCTCCTGCTCCCCGACGCTTTTCTCAAGTGATTGCAGGGCCTCGTTCCCGAAGGTGTCATACCGGTTTGCCTTTTCTTTCATCACCGGCTCCAGCGTCTTTCCCTGGTCCGCCAAATAGGCGGCCTTCACGCCGTTGTTCCGGGTCAGGTCGTCAAGGATGTCGTCCGCCGTCTTGCTGGTGTAGCTGTCATCGAAGTTGAGAACGGCGGACGCCTCACCAGAAAACAGGCCATCAGCCGTTTTCTGCGCCAAGTCGTAGATGTTCTTGGAAACGCGGCGGACCACATCGCGGTCCAGAACGCGGTCAACTCTGGGTGCCGTTGGTGTATAGGCGTCTCCGCCGTAAACCTTATTCGTGGTTCTCGTGCGCGGGTCGATAGTGTCCTTGGAAAAAACAAGGGAGATGGGTCCGTACTTTGCGTGACCGGCGCGCGCCTGCACAATGGCAATAGACGGCATAGGCAGGCCGCCCAGCTTAAGCGCATCCCGAAGGTTTTGCTCTGTAAGATTGTGCAGGGCAAGGAGGTCTCCGTTATCCTCTACCACGCCCTTGAGAGAAAACTTCCCGCCAACCTCTGCATATCCGCCCTCGGTTCCGACAACGCTGCCAGAGGTAGCCGTTTTGGCTTGCGTCTCCGCCGCGTTGTATGCCTCGGTCCAGAGCCGCGCAGCCTCCTCCAGGGTTTTCATGTCCACGCCATACTCCGAACGGGCAGCTTGGTCCTGGGCGGCAGCATTTCCACGAAACACGGATTTCACCTTGGAGATAAATTCCTTGATGGCATCCAGCAGCTTCCCGGCAATGCTCCGGTCCTTCTTTGCCAACTCTCCAAACAGGTCTTTGTTTTCGATAAGTTCCTGCGTGAAGTCCGCCGCGATTTCATCCATGGCCTCCTCGGTGGTCAGATTTACGCCAGCGTCCGCAGCGCTGGAGCGGTACGCCTCCACAATGGAGGCGCTGCCGCCCTGGTTCTGCCCCGTGCGATAGTTCATCACATAGTCGCGGTACTTCCGGTACGCATCCGGAGCGAGCTGCTGGAGACGGTGGGTGACTTCATGCGCCGCGACAACGTCCAGCGCATTGTCCGCGTCCATGGCAAGTCGGATGGTGTTTTTGCCGGGTAGGAATTCCCCGTTGGCGGTTCCGCCGCGCACGCTGTCAGCCAGTTCGATTTTCACGCCGACAGCGCGTGCCACGCGGTTGTAAAGCGCTGCGGTTTCTTTAAAAGGTCAGCGTTCTGCCGGAGATGCTGCGGATGATATGGCTGCCGTTGTTCGCGTCGCAGGTGGTGCATCCGGAAATTTCGATTGCGTCTCCGGCGGCAAACAGGTTCTCAAAGTTCGGGTACTCGTGCAGGACGGCCTCGTGAAGGATGTAGCCGATATGGTAGGTCCCGTCGCTCTGGAGCGCGCTGCTCTGGACAACCATGTATTCCTTGGTGACGTCGCAATCGTACTGGATGATGTCTCCAGCGGCCAACGCGTCCGGCGTCTTAGAGGAGCTTCCGGTCAGCGTCAGTGCGCCGGTGCTCTTGTTGACGCTCGCGCCGGTGTAAGCCGTAAAGGCCGTGTCCGACGCAATCGCGGTCAGCGTCCCGGCGCTCTCGTAGGCGCGGTCGATGTAGCTGCTCGCCGGGGCGGTAATGGTATTTGCGGTGAAGTTGATGTCACCGGCGTAGCCAGGATATTCCGCCTCCAGGCTTCCAAATTCGTCCGTCGCCGTGTCGTAGTAGACCTTATCCGGGAAAATCACGATTTTGGTATTGATGGTGGCGATGTGTTTTTCCCCGGATGTCACCTGTCCCACGGTCTTTCCTCCGTAGATGAAGTCGGTCCCGTCTACCACGCAAAGCTTTCCGCGCGCATAGAGGCCGTTCGGGGCGGTATAGGTCCCGGCGGTCTTTCTTCCGTCCCTCTGGCTCAAGCAAGGGTACTTTGTGGAGGAGAGACCGAAGCTCTCCAAAAGCTCTCCGTCGCTGGTTTTCTGCCCGTAGTTCACGCCCCCAAAAGCAATGATTTGCTTCTTTGTCTTTTGGGTGGTCGCGGTAAAATAGGGAAGCTTCATATTCTCCCTCCTCTCTTAAAAAACGTTCTGGTATCCGCCCACTCCCTTTGGGACGTGGGTCCTGTGGTAATCCTTCTTGTACTCGTCCAGTGCCGTATTGAAGGACAGAACGGAGTTGTTATAGTTGGCATCCTCGCGGTTATAGAAGTCGAATTGTGCCATCAGGTACAGGTCGTACAGCTTGTCGTGCGGGGCCTGCGCCAGCAGGGGCTTGTCGCCGTCCTCCGGGTAACTCGCGGGCGGTTCCGGGGCTTCCTCACCGTCCGCCAGCTCGTGCCGTGCGATGACGTCGCGATAGAGCTTCCCGTCCAGTTCAATCAACCAGGCGGCCTTTGTGTCATCGTCCAGCGCATCCGGCCTCGCCCGGCTGACGCGCTCGATAACCTCGTTGATACTCGGCATCTTGCAGCCTCCTCTCAAAATAGTAGCCGGGCGGCGGCTTTCCGCCGCCCGGACCGGACTTTTACGACGCCTTTACCCAGACGCCTCCGCTCTTGACGTAGGTCCCGCCGCCGGAGCTTGGCAGGCTCTCCACCGTGTAGCATCCGTCCGCGTCTGTGGTGGACGATACAACGATAGAAGATTTAAGATTAAAAGCGGGGCGGGCCGCAAAGAAAGCGTCGCACACGTAGTTGTTGCTCAGCGTGCCGTCGGCGCGGACGTAGTACGCGTTGCTGGCATTCGAGTTCGGGGAGCGCAGGCCCCAGCCGACGGCGGTCGCCGTCTCGTCCAGATAGGCAATGCGCTTTGTGTTGTCGGCAAAATAGCTGAATGCCGTGCCCTCTGTCTGCCATCCGGAGAGGCCCACTTCCGTACAGGAGAGTGCGAAAGCCTTGCGATACAGCGTGTGAAGGGTCGCCACGGTATTGCCCTCCGCTACGATAATAGGAACCGGAACAACGCAGTCCTTGATTCCGTCGTCCAGTTTCAGCGGCCACATACAGTCGCAGAAATTATCCAGGTAGCATCCGATATAGACGTTGTTGTAGCTGCTGTCATAGCTGGTATCCCACTGTGTCATGTGGAAGGTGTCCTTTCGGACAAGGGTTACGCCCGTTCCGGTTCCGTAGTGGTCGTTGCCCAGCTTAATGAATTTAACCGCCTTGGTGTTCTCGTTCAGCTTCACGAGACTGCCTGCGGCCAGATTGGAAAGTAACTGTCCCATAGTGATTTGTTCTCCTTTCGGTCTGGCCGGGAGCTGGAGCTTGTAGGCCCCGCGCCCCCGGTCGCTTTTCCGCGCGGTCCAGGGCAGTCAACAGCCTGGTCCGCATTTCTTTCCGGAGCTGCCCCGTGTCGCCGTGTTTGGCGTGTGCCTCCCAGGACGCGAAGCTCTCCATGATTTTCTCCCGCGTGATTTCACCCGCTGCATACTGCTCCTCCCACTTTCGTATGCGGCGCTTCATGCGCTTTATGGAGGAGTAACGCAGTTTTCGCACTACCTTTCCGCTTTGCGTCAGATAGGTGTGAAACCCGCAGAAGTCGATTCCGTTTCGCAGGGGAAAAATGTTGGTCTTATCGTTCAGCTCAAGGCCCAGCTTTGTAAACTCGTCCTGTATCAGCCCCAGGGCCTTGCGTGCCGTTGCCATGTCCGGGCAGATGACGTACCAGTCGTCCATATACATCCCAGCCAGAGGCAAGTGCAGCTTTTCGCCTATGAAGTGCATGACGGAGGAGACATAGAACACGGCATAGATGTGACTGGTCTGGTGTCCAAGAGCAAGCCCGTCCACCGCGTCGATATACTGCCACATCAGCGCTTGCAGTTTCCGGTCAGGGAAGCGAGCCGCCAGAGCCGTTTTCAGTTGGTCATGGTCAATGCTCTGGAAGAAATGCCGGATGTCGCCTTTTATCACAGCCCCATCCGCATAATCCCATTCCTCCATCGGTCGGTAGGGGAGACCGGCAGCTTTGCGTGCTGCCTCGTCCGCCGCCTTTCTCCGAAGGAAATAGGTCCTCATGTGCTTGCTCAAAAGCTCCAGGCCGTAGTGCGTTCCTTTACCGTATTGGGCAGCAAAGGTGTTCAGCGTAAAGCTCCGGCTCAATTCGTCATAGACGATGAAATCGGTCATCGCGTGCTGGACCACCTTATCCCGGAACGACGGGGCCTGTATGAGCCGCTTCTTTGGCTCGTGGATATAGAACGCGTCCAGCGCGTCCGGATGGTATTTCCCTTGCAAAAGAGATTTGGAGAGTATCAGCAGCTCCTCGATTGCGCTAAACTCAAAGGCTGCGGTGCTCTGCTTGCCCCTCTTTGAGCGCCGCGCCCGCCGATAGGCGGCGTACAGTGTCTCAAAGGAGCATAGTTCCTCAAAATCCATGTCACACATCCTCACTTTGTTTGGATGGTGGCGCGCAGGAATGGGCATCGCTGATAGCGGTCAGTATCTCCCTCAAAAGAGGTATCTTGGGCTTTCCCAGGTGTCGAGCCTGTCAGCGTCGATGTCATGTGTTCGTCCCCTACGTGCGCGCACGCAGACGACAGGATATGGCCTCCTTTGATGATGGTCCTCTGCTTTCACCTTTCGGTTACTTGTACTCGGTATTCCATCAGAGCGGGGCGGGCCGCAAAGTTAGCGTTGTACACGTTGTTGTTGTTCAGCGTGCCGTCGGTGTTGACGTTGTACGCGTTGTTGGCATTCGAGTTCGGGGAGCGCAGGCCCCAGTTGACGGCGGAACAGGCCATACCCTAACGAAAGGCAGCTATCGCCGCCTTGCATCTAATCCCATGCGTGCCGCCCGTTCCTTGTCTTTGCTGTGCCAGGCGGCGCACATATAGCGAACGGTCAGAACGTGCTTGGTCCACGCGGCGGATTTCCGCTCGTTGACGCCTGGATATTGGCTGCTTTCCAGCATCCGGATGATTTTCCGCTCCAGTTTCACGCAGCGATTGAGCGCCTGCTTCTGTAAGGCAAGCCGTTCCTGCGGTTCCTCCCGCAGGTCCAGCAGGTTAGCCCCCTCGATAAGCTCACAGATGGAATCGGCGTCGTTCATCAGTGATGTGCCGGTGGTGTATCTGTACTTCTTTGGGATGGCCTTATCGCTCGCGCAAGCGTCTGCGGTATAGAGCCACAGGTCCGCAGCCTTATTCCCCAGTACGAAGTCAGCAGTCTTGTCGGTTTTATCCGCCATGCGGGCACCTTCTTTCCCGTATCGCTTGCAGCAGCTCGTCTCCGCCCTCTACCTCAAGCACGTTGTCGGCCATCATCCGCACAGTCACGGTACATCCGGTAGGAGAGGTCCCCGTAAGAACCACTCCCGCTCCGTTGCAGCGTCCGCATGGCAGCTCCAACTCGCTTAAAAGATTTGCGATGGTGCAGGAGACGTCTGCCGCATCTTTACACGCTACCAGCATCGGCGGTTGTATCTGTCGTCGCCATGGTAGACTTCATCTCGGATAGCTGCTGAGATAGGCTTGCAAGCTCCTCAACGGCGCTTTCCTTGGCGCTCTTGACTGTTAGAAGCTCTGCCTCCAGGTCATTCACGCGCGCCGTCAGAGCGGCAACATCGCCGTCCGTGCTGGCTCTTGCGAATTTCAGGCCGTGAGAAAGAACATTGAACGGTCCGGCATAGGTCTGGAGGACGTTTCCCTCCTCGTCCAGAACCTCAATAGGCCCCGCGCAGAAAGCGGCCAGCGCCGTGTTTGTGATGCCTCCCGGAAGTTCGACGACGAGCGCCTGCCTGGTATTCCCGCCGACGTTCACCGTATCTACGGTAAATCCGTTGTCGCTGATGGTGTAATTTCCAGCTCGAATCATGGTAAACTCCTCCTTATCCGATATTGATATAGATATCCCCGTTTGCGCCCAGCCCGGAGGCAGGCGCGCCGGAGCCGAAATAGATATTGCGGAATCCGACTGTACTCCCGCTTGTGGGTGACACGCCGGAAACGGCTCCGGTAAACGTGCCGCCCGTCTTTGGCATTTTCGCGTCCGCGTAGGCAAAGATGTCCTGCTCTTTGCTCTGCGGGTCGTAGACGGACTTATTCATATCTCCGGGGTTTGTAGCGTCGGCTCC